CGTTGTATTCGGTTAAAAAGTTTGTGTTTTCTTTGCAGAATTTTACAAACTGATTCAGAGATATTACTAACTCCGCTTTGATAAAATCTGCTTTTGGTTTGAAGGCTTTAACGCCGTCAATAAATTTTTGCTCTGCCATGATTATAAATTGAATTGTTGTTTAATAAATGCAGCTAACGATTCAGCTTCCTGTTTATCTAAATAAACACAAGCCTTGTATTCCTGTTCGCCATCATCATCTAATTCATAGATTGATATATCCATTTTTTCTTTTTTAGACACGAAAGCAACCAGCTTAGAATTATTAGTGTCGAAAATGTGTAGCTCTGCCATATTTATTGTTTTATTGTTTCTAATTGTTCACGCTTGCTTGCTAATTCTGTTTCGTCAATGTCAGAGATTTCTAAAAATCTAAAGGCTCCAAAAGCCAAATCTGGACTAAATTCAGAAAGTATATAATGTAGAATTTTACTATCAGGGCAAATGCTTTGGTCTATAACTGTATAGTTGCAAAGCATTTTTAAAGGCGAAGGGCTCCCGTCTTTCCTATTTGGGGAATCATCAATGCACATTATTCTCATGGCAACTTGCTTTTAAAGTGATTAATAATCTTTTCCATGTGATGCTCATAGTGCTGTACCGATGTTGTAAATCCTTCTGGGTCTTGCTCCCATAACCTGTACAAAACATTCTTTAATCTCTTACTTGTGCTGATTCCTTTTACTTCATAGTCCGACTGCATTTCTTCCATCATCTTTGTTTCATGGCTCTGAAATGTTTCCTGTTTTATTGCTAGATAACAAAACGAACCTGTAAGGCTGTGAATGTCTCCCATCTGGGATGGTGTTAATTCCTGTGTTTCAAATGTGAGCTTAATAGACTTATCTTTTAAAGTCCTAAGCCCGTCAAGCTGTGCCGCCAAAATTATCATGCTACTGTTTGTTTAATATGCCTTGAAATATCTTTTTGCGAAGGGTTCGGTATCTGGTCAATATGCGGCTGCAAATCTTCTAAACGGTGCTGAATCTTTTGGTACATACCGTAGTCTTTGCAGGTCTTAATTGAGTTGTAAGCCTTTTGTCGTTGCTCATCATCCTGAATCCTGTTGGCTAAGTCGTACAGAAGTTTTATTTCTGCTTCTGTAGGGCTTTCTTCGTCTTTCCCGTGCGTATTAGTCGCATCCGCATCTTTGGTATCATCAATCAAAAACAGACCGTTTAAAGCGTATTTACGGGCGTATGAGGAAGATGCACCGAATGACTGTGCTAAGTCCATACCTTTGCGTTCCTGTACCCCTGCTTGCGCTGTAACAGTTATACGCTGACTGTTTACATTTGTGATGGTAGCCCTTGCCTCAATAAATACAAAGTTCCCAACGGTCTTAACTTCATCGTCTAAAGTCAATACACATTCATGCTTTGCAAGCAATGGTTTTACCGCTTCCAGTATATCTTCCTGTGAACGGTATTTGTATTTACCGAAACTATTGAACTGATTTTTCGGAGCTTTTAACTCACTCTGGATGGCAATTAATTCTTTCATGTTATTTTATTTTAGTATCTCGTTTTTTGTTAATGGCTACCAAACCCGTTGCAACCTTTGTACCGTCTGGATTCTCGTAAATAGGCTGTTCAAATCGTGGTTTGGAATTAGCCTGATAAAACTGTTTCACAGGTAGCCCGTTGATTGTTTCGGGAGTTACTACCGCCGTTTCGTTTTCCCAAATTGTCTTTGCTTGTATGTATTCGGGGATTGAATGGTAAATCATTGTATAGGGTTTAAATACTATAATCAGATAATATAGGCTTGTGGTACTATAAAATAACCGCCCCGTCATAACCTTACTAACCCTTTTAATTTCAGGGGCGGTCAAAATGTGTGGTTGATAAATGATTCCATTTCAATCTATTTTATTTATCCTGTTATGTGTTTATATTCAGTAATTTGCACCTCTGCTTCGACACCTTATTTAGGTCGGATAAACTACAAATACCAACCACAGCTATTTAAAGAACTTTTTTTTAAAGAAGGGGTAAGTAGAAACAAACCCCGTTTAACCTAAACCAACATCTGCGTATGAAAAAACTATGCTTTATATTTTCTTTTTGATTCGCAGTACTCTTTAAAATTCTGCTTGTTCGTTTGGTAAGGTTCAATCACCTGTTTGTAAAACATCCAAAGGGCTGCTACAAATACGGAGACTGAAAGCCATGTAGCAATTATTAATCCCATATAGCCTCCTTTCTTTTAACTACACGGTCAAGGCTATCTAAAAAGGATTCGTTAGCACGTTCAGATTCATCCAGAATAGTTTCCTTGATTGCGTTATTAACCTCCTGTAACAAATCTGCTGGGGACTTCAAATAAAGTAGCGTTAAAGGCTCAAAGGCTACGTACTTAATTTCAAAAGCGTTTTCATTGAAGTATTCAAAATCTACTACTACGGAAGGCTCTGTGATTGATTCCCACTTGGTAAAAAATTTGCGGGGAATGAAGATTGTAATTTGGTCATGTTTAGGTTTCATTTGTTTAGGTTTTTGGTTTAGTATTTCGTTTTACAATTCAAAGATAATAAAAGGTTTTTTGAATTTCCAAATATTTTGCAGGATTTTTTTCTGCAACATAATTGCATTTATCCATTATCTACCTTTCTAAAGCCTAAGTCCCATAAGATTTGGGCTTTTTCTTTAGCTGTATTTGTAACTTTTGTTTCACTCCATTCAGGATTTTGTATGTGTTCTATTTCGTGGATAATCGTTTCAAGCTCATTAATACCTTTCAATCTTTTATCAATAGCAATAACCCTATCCTCTTTCCAAGCAAGACCAACGGATTTGTATTGCCCTAACTTAGAGTATATAACTTTAATTGGTTTCTTTTTCATAGTCTAAACCTCCCATTACGTCAATCGGGGTGAAGTTTTTATCTCTTAATAACATTCTGTAAAGTTTAACCAATTCTTCTTCTTCATTTCTTACAATAGCTAATCTATCAGAAACCCATTTCCTTTGTTCCTCGTTTGTCATTTTGGTAAATTTCTTGGGTAGTTTCATAGCACCTTACCTTTTAAGATTCTGAAATTTCGCACATGGAAATCTTTTCCGTTATTATCTAAGTCCACTATTGCAAAGCCATGCGACCATTTATTAATCGGCATATAAGCAGGATTCAATTCACACAAACACCCTAAGCTCCACGTTGTTGTTATTTCACCGTCCATGTTTGGTTCGGTGTGTTCACTTACTTGGTGGTTATGCCCCTGCATTGCACTTACTTTACCTCTTAAATACAAACCTCTTGCAACGTTTACAGGTACGGAAATACCACCCACAAATTCATGCCCATGTAAAATGTTTAGTTTGTTTGCTTTCACAATTCGCTTTTCGCTTATTAACTCTATATTTCTTTCTTTGAGTTTTAATAAGTAACTTAATTCAAATTCCTGAATGCCTAAAAGTTCGGGGGCTTTCTGCATCATGTAGTGTTCAAATCTTTCATCATGGTTTCCCAACTTGAAAAATATCTTTAAGCCCAAACCGCCAAACACGTCTAATAGCTCATTAGTTGCCTTTAATTCGTGTGCAACGCTTCGCTTACGTGGGTCTTTCATAAATCTTGAAAGCCCGTAAAAATCAATTAAATCACCGTCTATTAGTAACCCATCAACACCGTCTTTAACTATGTAATCTAATGCAGCAGTAAGTGCAGAAATAGAATGATAAGGAACGTGAATGTCAGCAAATACAGCTAACTTTTTTACGCCTGTAATATAGTAAGGTTCGTATTTTGTTTCTTCACTTTCGGGTAATTTGTAGGGATTATACGGCCTTGCTTCCTCTTTAAAATACTTAGTGTTTAAAACTTTTTTTTTGTGCCTTTCCCCAGATTTACCTTCAACATACCTAAGTCTGCCTCTTACATCCTCAACGTCCTTAAATAGTTCTTTATTTTCATCGTAAATGATTCTTGCTAACTGTCTTGTAGGTAAGTCTCCAAATTTATCTCTGTACTGTCTGCAAACATCTGCTTTAGTGGTTTTAATAACCGCTAAACCGTTCTTGTGCTGCCCTTGAATCATCGTGGAATTTTGAGTTAAGTCTTTAATCATTTATAGATTTTACGGCCGCCGCAATCAGCAATAAATCAGCAGGGTCTATTCTCACTATTTCATTTTCACCGTCATGTATAATGATGAGTTTTTCTTTCTCAATTTCCCAAACAGCGTCTTTATCTTCCGTGTCAGTAGTTACCCATCCAGCTTTTATTGCCATGTTATTTGATTTTCATGTATTCGTTTGCGTAACCTGCAATTAATTCTGCTTTATCCGTTCCATTCACCACACGCCTTGCGTTCACAAAATCATTACCCTGACTGTTTATATACCGTTTTAATCCAACACCTGTAAATAATCCCTGCACACAAAAAATTACCATAATTTGGTAAGCGGTTTCCCAATCTTCTGCCAAGTCGGGTTTTGTAATTAAATCCTTTCCTACTACTTTACTTGCTGTTTGATAATGACCACGCCCTGTTATCTGTACAAATCCACGCCCTTTGAATCTTACTGCATCGCTTGCAAACTGATTTTTAAGCCACCTACGCAGCCTTAAATTATTCCAGTACTTACTTAGGTAGGTATCGCTTCCACGCTCTTGTATAGGCAGAAAAGTCCTTCCTGTTTCATGTTTAGCAGTAGCCATTAAGTAACAAGCTTGCGGGAACGTCAAACGGCTATCAGTAGTTAATCTATCCCAGAGTTTTTTTTCGGCTGGTCTCATAAAATAAAATTTAAAATAGGGCAAGGTAGAAACCAAGCCCTTTAACTTATCAAAAACCGAACTAATCAAAAAAGAACATATCCTTATAATATAGTTGGCGGCTGAAGGCAATACAACCTTCCATTCTCAACCAGTTAGCAACATTCACCCTATTGATACTATCGCAAGGCGCAGTTGAATTGTTTTTTACGCTAACCACCGCCAACTATATCTTAGTTATTAATTTTCTAACTCCCTTCCAGATAGGCTTACGGAAAATAAAAACAAGGGAAAGTACCAACAAACATAAATACCGATTCCGTTCTTTCTTCGCCTTCTTTTCTTCGCTCTTTGCTTTTTCTAATTCCTGCTCTAAATCATTTACCCGCTTCCTTAACCCTTCCTTTTCGTTAATGTGTTCCCGTTCTTTTTTTTCAAACTCCAATCTTTGAGCGGTTAAACGTGCGGTACTTTCCTTTGTCTTTTCAACTACTTTTATTTTTGGAACTTCTACTCTTTGGACTACTGTTTTAACTTTTGTGAACGCTCCTTTTAAAGAAGTATCTACGGTCATTAAAGAATCCAGTAGTTTGTATAGTTCTGCAAATTCAATTTCGTATTGATTGAGTAAAGCAGAATCCGTTTCGTAGTACGTAACAACATCCGTTTTAATTGGATATAACGAATCACACAACTTTGCCGAATAGAGCGGATTTTTGTTAATGAACTTATCTACTTTTCTTGCTGTAGTGCATGATGAAAAAAGAGTTATAAGTAGATAAACTAAAGTAATCCATCCTAATAACAGCCACCATTTAGGGTCAATATTTGGTGCAGCTAATTTCATGCTTTGTTTTTATCGTTTTCACTTTTACTTTGACCAAATAAATAGTTTCTACCAGACCCATAAACGCTTAAAGCGATACCTAATGCCATGTAAATAGTTTCTCTGTTTCCTTCTGGAACGGCTCGAATAGCAATTAAATAAAAGATGCCAAGTATTATAAACCCGTCAATAATAAGAATAACGTTTCTTATGTCAGATTTCCCAATCGCTTCAAATGTTGATAATAACCACTTTGGCATATTCTTACTTTTTATTTCGTTTTAAAAATTGGTCGGCATGATTTATAATAGCACATATACTTGCTAAGCCGCCTAATAACATTAAGATTGTATTGCCCGTTACTAATGCTCCCAAAAATGTAGTACCACTCGCAATATCTAATAAATACGTAAATGCTTTGTTTGCTACTGTAAACCCGTTTTCCATTACCTTATTCTCATTTTTACTTTAAACTTTTTTCTAAAAACATTCACACATTCAGTTCCCATTAACGTAGGTCCGCATACTCTTGGCAAAGGCCACGAAGGCCAGTTAATATTGCTCACTGATTGATTGCCTGTTATTGATACTTCGGGGTCGCTGAAATAATACCAATCAGTGCCGCCGTTGGGTCGCCAGATGAAATTATTCCTGAATGTGGTTGAGTTATCTCCGAAATTTTTTGCACTTAAACCCGTGTAGAGTGTAGAGTATGGATTCCTGAAATAATTATTTTGCACCGTTACTGTTCTTGGCGGTGTTCTTTCGGGGTTGTGTTGTGAACTGTTTACATAGATAACTGCATTACCGCCACCTGTTTCATAAAATGCACATGAATCCAAATAATTATTTTGATAAACAATAGTCCCGTAACCGTTCAAAAAAGAACCGTTTCTCCATGACCTACGCAAATAATTGTTGTAAACATATCCGCTTGCCATTGTTCCTAAATTAATTGCAGAACCTTGACCGCCGCTTCCTGCTGTGCCATTGTTGTATGTGGAGTTGTTAAATATCCATGCCCTGTAAAATCCGCTTACCTGTATTGCATCATTACCTGTATTTGTGATAACGTTATTATAAATAAAAATAGAATCACCACGTGGATGATACCTAACCGTGTCCCAACCTTGATTTGTAAGTGCAGTTGGTCCGCCGTATAACCCCTCGAAAGTTGCGAGGTTTACTATATTATCGTGAATGTAATACCCCACCCTGAACATAGCAGGGAATTTTAATTGGTCTCTTAAATCTGTTTTAACTTTTTCTAAATAACCTGCCACATGAATAGCAGACTGAAAAGAGTAATCGCTTCTGCAATACCTCAATTCTACATGATGACCTGAATACAACAGAAATTGCTTTGAGTTAATCGAATGGGGCGTGCCGTTTAATCTGCCGTCAATGATTATGTAAGAAAACCGAATATCCCCACTTGCTGCCCAACCTGAATTACCTAATTGCAATCGGTTTATTTTAACAGGTGCGTTCTTTGCCATTATATAAATGGGCTGTGCCGCACTCCCATGTATATTGCCTAACTCGATATTATCTGTTGAATCCAATAAGTTACCATCTAAAAATATCGTATCGCCCCTATTAATATTTAAAGCCGTCTGTGCGTTATTGGGATGATAAACACCGTTGGTAATCGTTATTGATTTTGTGTTTGTATTTAATGCAGGTGCAGCCTGCACAATTACCTGCATATCATCCTGTGATGTGCCATTTGCATCAGTAACCTGTAACCTGAACGTATAAGTGCCTTGAATTAATCCAGAAACAAAAACAACGGAATCAGATGTATTAATAGCTTGAAATGTATCTAACCTTCTACTTAAAGTTGCTGTATTCGGGCCTGAAACTTGCGACCATGAAAAAGAACTAATGGCAGTCGCCGAACTCTTACGGGAGTAAGGGAAACCGCCGTATATAACGCAATAGTTCATCGGCAAAATAATAGTCTGGTCAATGCCAGCGTTAGCCGTTGGTTGTGCGTTCGCAAATTGCGATATGAGAATAAGTATGATTAATAAATACTTCACTTTTTGATTGTTATTTTCTGTGTACTATCCGCTTTTATTCTTAACAATGGATTCTTTTTTAGGAAAACAGAATCAACTACAATCTTATCTTTTGATACACTGATAATGGTATCTGCAAACGAAAGAAATGAAGTGTCAGAAGTTTCGCCTATTGGATATGTAATACCGTTATTGGGTACTGTTATACCATTGGGTATGCCAAACCATTTGAATATTCCCGAATCTATAGGTTTATATGGCATTTTAAAATGTTCAGGGTAATAAGGATATAAACGCCACGGAGTAATTTCAGGGCTTAAATAAAGCCGCTGGTCAATCTGCTCTGCATAGTTTTTCTTCTGCTTACAATCCAAACAGTAATATTTGTTTACTGTGCAGCTTGCAAAAAGTAAGATAATTAATAAGTATTTCATGTTTAAAAGTTTCCTCTGTTTAACTTTTGTGTAGTTCTGTGTCTCATAAAATCAATAAAAAGCAAATCAGTAGCAGTAGTTCCACTGTTAGTTGCTACCACTCCAATCCTTACCTGTCTGTCTGTTGCAGGGATATTTGTTGTCAGGTCTGCTGTTCCTAACTGTGTTCCGTTCTCTGCAAAAAGCGTAAACGTTGCAGTTGCTCTGTTGGTTGAAAATGTTACCCGACCGTGATACCATGTATTAGCGGAAAGGGTTGCTATTGTTGGCGTAGTTGAATAAGAAGCAGCATTACCCGTTCTGCCAACTACCGCACCGCTTCCTATGTACTCCATCCAAAGACCATCCAAAGGAATAGATGAGCTTGAAGTAGTATGATAACCAAACCTTACTGTTGTATTTGTAAAAGCCGCTGGAGTTCTGAAAACTATATCGAATGTCTCCCCACCTTTTAACGTCATGTAAGCGTTATTTGATGTGGATGAAGTGGTGTAACCGTAACCACTATTTGCGGATGTAGAGCTTCTTATTAACACAACACCCGGATGGTCATTGGTTGTAATTGCCGCCGCCGCTGCCGTTGAGTTAGTACCCGATGCAATGGCAAATCCTATAAACTCACTTTGTACAGCATTTACATTTAGAAACTCGGCTGTTATAGTCGGGAATCCTGCGCCGTCTGGCACTCTCTGTTCTATACGGTTGTTAATTGAAGCAGATGTATCTGACGGAAACTTGGCATTTATTCTGTTGTTGATACTTGTAGATGTATCGCTTGGGAATACTGCTAATATTCTGTTGTTTAAAGATGTTGATGTGTCGGCAGGATAACCACCGCCGCCGCCAGATTCGTTTGCCCAGCTATAATCGTAATCGCTGTTGCTGTTTTTCTTTAATACCTGTCCCGTACTACCCCCAGTAGGTGCGCCTCCTTTGGAAGTTTGTAAAGTACCGCCAATGTTATTATGCGTTAAGTTAGCTTCGTTTATATCTACTGCCCATTGCCTTGTGCTATCTGTGCCGCTTCCTGTAACGGAAACTTTAGAGCTACCTGCCGTTACTCTTACTGACTTTATCTTTAACGTAGAATCATTTTTCTGCCATGCCAAAGAATCTAAAGTTTTATCAATTTCAATCGTTGTGAAATTGTCTAATGAGTCCAGAAATTCCGAACGGCTTACTTTATCTAAAAACCTGTTGTTGATTGATAAAGAAGTATCACTTGGAAACCTTGCTAAAATTCGATTGTTAATACTCAATGATGTATCAGAAGGAAAACGGGATAAGATGCGGTTGTTGATAGATAATGATGTGTCGGATGGGAAGCCGCTGCTGCCGATTGTTCCTAAATCAGTGATACCGTTTTTACGGCTCATGTAGGTAACGCCATTAACTTTAACTCCTACAGTATAATTGCCGCTTGTATCTGGTAAATAATGATTGTGAGGAACACCTGTATTAGTTAAACTGTCTGGTCTTAAATTAGCACTATAACCACTGCCCCCTACATTTTGTCTTACCAGTAAATTTAACAAAGCACCAGTACCGCCCTCATCAATTCCTACAAATCTTGAAAATGCAGATGGGGTAACTTGAAAATAATTAGCAATTAATGGATTTGTTGTCGTAAAGCCGTTATCTGTAACCGACTGCAACGTAGGCGTACTAAAAGACAATATCCTGTTGTTAATAGAAAGTGAGGTATCACTCGGAAACGGGTTACTCCATGAATAAGTTCCAGAACCGTTATTGTACAACCATCCTGTTCCGTTTACTAAGTCTGAAAAATTAGTGAGCTTTAAATTAAGTGGCTGATAAAATGAAGCGTAATCACCGCTTTGCGCTGTGATAACTCCCGTCCTTCCGAATACGCTTGTTACAGGTGCAGTGCCGCCAACGCTTCCTGCATTGAACGTAGAACCGTTTTTCCTGTAAAATAAATTACCGCCGCTTATCCATGCGCTATCAACAGCCGCCAGATTTTCAATCACAATCCGTTGCTGTGCTTCGCTGATTAATGCTGTTAGTAAAAATAATATCGCTAAAATGTATCTCATTAGAATTTCAATATTTTAATTCCGCTTAAAATCAAACTCCTTGACGTAGTACCAGATGTTTTGAAAATAGAATGATAACCACCTCTGCCGCCTATGGGGACGTTGGTTGAGATAGTAGCCGCTTTAACTCCGTTTATCCAATACTCAACACTTGAACCGTAATGAGTAATTACGATTTCATAAGTAGTACCTAATACGGCTGTGATAGAAGTATTTGCGGTTGTTTCTACGCCTGAATTTCTTGCGTATGCCTGAAATGCACCACCGTTGATTGTATCGCAGTATCTTATACCTACGAAGCTGCTTGGCTCTGAAATTGAACTTGGAGGAAGCCCCATGCCCACACGCACAACATAACGGTCTGTTGAATTACTTAAAGCTCCTAACGAACTAAGATTGATAACGGTTGAAAAAATCTTATTGGTAAAAGGCAATACGTTAAACCCAGCATGGTTAGATAAAATCGTTCCACCGTTTGAATTTGTGCCTGTGCCGATAGTAACAGGCATTTCCATTCCTGAAACAAGTGTAAACCATGAACCTGATGTGCCGCCGCTTGTAAAAGCGACTTCTGTTGGTGCTTGAAATGAGTTAAACTCTGCACGTTCAAATTCTCTGTTAATAACAAAGTCGTGTATTTGATACCTCCACGCCGTACCTGTATAAATCCAGTCTCCTACTAAGTAGTCGGTTTGGAAATATCTTGTTCCTGCTGGCATTCCTGTTAAAGTCAAACGTGTTGCATTCGTACCGCTTACAGGATAATCTTGTGTAACAATATCTTTAAATCCGTTTCTTTTATTCAGCTTTAAAGTTTGTGTACTGTCATTATAAGCGACTATACCCTCTCTGAATCTGTAATGAAGTGAATCATTTATTCTTGATTGGTAGCCATTCCATATAGGGAAGGCAAACCCTTTGTCTTTTGAATTTACTTGAAGTATTGCGCCGCCGTCTGTTGGATTTGTAGGGAAACGATTATCTAATTGCGTTCTTAACGTTTGATAGATTTTACTTGCAATTACTTGATAACCTAAAGATGTAAAGTGAACCCCATCTGATGTGTATGCTGGTACAATATCCCATAAGTTTCCAACATCACCACCCGATCTGAATTGTCCAACTTCTGCACTACAGTCAATCAAAATTGCATTGTAATTAGTCGCCTCTGTTACAAGTAGATTATTAATAGAATCCCTTCTTCTATTCTGTGCGTTGCTTCCATTTGTCCACGGAAGTATTTTAACGATTATAGGCTTTATTGAGTTAGTTGTACACAATCCCAACATTCGCCTGAAATCATTCATTATTGAATCCGTGCTGATGCCTAAAGCAATCGAATTAACACCAATCTCAATAACAACGTATTTGGGTTTTGCCTCTACAACATCTTTCTGAAACCTTTGTACGGTTGTTGTGATTGTTGTATTCCCAATACCCATATTCTGAAAAGTCAACGCCAGAGAATCAGCAACTAAATCTGGAAATGACTGGCCTCTTACAAGCGTTGTCGTTTCTTGAGTGTAAGAAGAAATGCTGCTGTTATAGCCACTTGTTTTGCTATCTCCAATAAAAACCATAGCAGGGGCATCCATATAAGCTACAATAGGCAGGTATTGAGTAAGCGAACTTAGTCCTACGAACTCTGTCCCGTCTGCTGGATGTGAAGCTGCTGTATTATAGTAATAACCAATAGCCCCGCCACCTGATAAAGATTGCAGGTTTAAGAAATTGCTTCCTGATGAGCTGGAAGAATAACCCCATCCTATGCAATCGCCATCCTGTGCGTAAAGTTTTTTCGGTAATTGAATTGTATTTACTCCAACTTGTAAGTAAGGAAGAATATTTATAGAATCAACAATATTAAATGCAATACCAGAACTCCTTCGCCAAATGGTTATGTAAAAAGAAGTTAATCTTGCAGGGAGTGAAACAACATTTAATTTAATATACCTGATGTACCCTTTTTGCCTTACCCTTAAAGATGGGTCAAAAGAAATACCCCAACTGTTTTGCCCCGAACCGTAGTTAGCTGAACCTGTTGCAAATGTTTTATAAAGTGCAACTTCTGCTGTATCGGAGCTTACCGTATTATGCGAACCAACAAAAATATTATTGGTAGTGGTTTTACCGTTGTTAGTAGCCCATTGAAAAGTTGAATCGGAGATAGTTGTGCCGGAAGAACCAGACCCACCTCCTGCGCCCCCATTCCTAAAAACCGCTGTATCATTAAGACCGTTAGCTCTCTGGAAAATCAATCCACTATCACCTAAAGCAACAATATTTCTAAACGCTCCGCTATCTATTCCTGAACCGCCTGCGCTGTCTTTAATGGCAAAAGTGATACTGTTACGTCTCCAAAATATTGAATCTTTGCCTGATACTCTCCAAATAGAGTCTACACTTCCAGAACCTGCTAATTCAGTTAATCCATATACAACATTTTGCATACGGAGATTCGTGAATGATTCAACCGCCGAATTTTTAATGTACCGTAAAATGTAATTCCTAAGAGAATCTACAGAAGGGAATCTTTGCGCCTGCCCGTATGAATAAGCAAGAGAAAATAAGATTACGAATAATATTTTCTTCATTCTACAAACTTATTTTTAAGCAGCCTCTTTATTACTTATAACGTCAACCATCCATTTGTGCCGTTATTTACACAAAGCCTTGCTACTTCCCATTGAGCTAATGTGATACTTCCAGCACCGTCTATTGTGTCTGCACCATCCGCATCTATTGTAACAGTTCCACTACCTACGTTTTTGATAATGTAAATCTTCCCATTTGCCATGCCATCAGCAGGGAAAAGAGAAACTGTAAACGTACCGTTACACTCTAAAATAAAATCATCTTCGCTTAAAGTATAAGTAGTTGTTTTAGCCTGAACAGTTCCTAAAATGGGTTGCGGGTTTTCTGCATCGTAAATTTGTGTTACCCCATTTCCTGTGCCTCTGTAACGTTTGCCGTCCGTTCTGTTTACAACAATAAAATTCGGGTTAGCCTCAACGTCTGTCAATGTATCTACTTCTATTAATTTTACGTCTTGCATTAGTTGTAAAGTATTACGATTGTATCACCATTAACCAATGAGTTTGAAAAACGAAACGTACCACTTGCAGCATGATAACCCACCGTATTTGAACCCGTAGGAATATCACCGCTATTTGCTAAAACCTGTATAGATTCAAATAACTGTACTACACTGCCGCTTCTGAATACTGTATAAACATCCACATTCTGCAAAGAAGCGTTTGAAAAGCCTGTAACCGTAGAAGTGGCGGCAAAGAAATACTCTTGTGGATTGTAAGCAGATAAGGTTTTTAAATCATCGGTTTTATAAACATCACCGTCATTTAATAAGGTAACATCATAAGTTGCAAAACCTTCTGCTGCACCTGTATAAGTAGCCGTTTGAATTACAAACCTTCCTATGTAATATCTGGAATTAGACCCATCTGTAACCTGCCATTTAGCAATACATTTTTTACCTTCCAATATTGCAGAAGCAAAAAACATAGGGTCTGCATTAGAATCAGGATTTGAGGTAGCGTTGATAAATATTACACCGTTTGATTGTATAGATACATCTATCAAACCCGTATCTCTACCCCTAAACTTACCGCTTCCTCTTGTGGTGGTTAAAATTACATCCGTGTTAAATGTAACCGTGCAACTCTCCTCACAACCTATTAAATAAAGGCCATTGGATGAATCACCGCTTACCAAAAGAGTAATATTTCTACCTAATACTTCGCTCATCGTTTCTTAAATAATTGCCCCACGTCATAAATAACCTGCGCTAAAAATCCACCCTTAACTGCAGGCGGGTTACGCCAACTCTTTTCAGGTTCTAACCTTTTCTCTTTTAACGAAAGGATTTTAAATGTCTCTGTTCCTACTGCATCGTAATCATTTGTATTTGACGTATTCAGCAATTCTACGAAAGTTCCCTCTGCTGTCTCATTTACTACGTCAACACTTCGCAAAGTGGTTATAATAAATTCTTTGTTATTCAGTGTATCGCTGCCGCCTTCGTTATAGGTTAAAGTATTTAAAGGACTGATTAAGTAATTGCCATCAGTGGCTGAATTAAAAACACCCTCTAACCTGTAAAAAGTTCTGTGATAACATTTCCATGCCGAACGGTTTAACAACTGCCCTAACTTCAATGATTCGGTTACGCCGTTATGAAACCAAAAGTTTCTTAAAACTCCTGAACCGCTTATCAAAGCTCCACGCATAGTGTAATTAGGAGCATCATTAATAAACCTTTGTATTTCGTAAACGTTCTCTTTTACGCCCGTAGTTTCGTTCCTGTGATAGTGTCCCCTTGCTGTGGATGCGTATTCGTTAATAGACGGATTGTATTGAAAATCAAAATCAAATATCCTGATTCCTTTTGTACCACTTGGTATAACACCCGTTCTGCTTTCTTCAAATCTGAATATTATTTCTATATTATTTCCTCCCGATGGGATAGGGTCAATGGTGGCGTAATTATATCTAAAGGGGTCTTCCAATGAAAAGTAAACCCCATTTAAAGCTGTTGTAAGTTCATAAAATTGTCTTGTTGTTTTCCACTTGCCGTCCCTGCCTAACCATTTATCAACAATAGGAGAGTTGCTTGTTAGCTTTACATCAATAAACAGCCTCCATTTGTTTGTTAAAGGTGCATCCCCTGCCGCTACGTTAAAATCAAATTGAAACATATCCCCACCCTGCACAGGAATCGCCGTAGATGTTATTTGGCCGCTTGATGAAATCCCGTCCGTTAAACATTGAATATATCTGAATTTCTCTGTTAAAGAGCCGTTGATAACTTCCAAATTTGCAGCTACATGAAAACTCCATCCAGCAGCTTGGCTCCAATTATCCAAATTGTATCTTGCAATAATTGCTGGACTTTCAAATGATACAAAAGCACCACTGTTTAAATCTTCATTTCTTAATACAGGTTGTGGTACATCATAGTTAAAATTAGACTGCACCGATTTGTAAGGCTTTGTAAAACTTACCTGTGCATCTTCGTTAATTAGTTTCAGGTTTTGATTTTTGCCAAACTGAATCCTGTGCCTTTGGTCAATAAATACATCTACGGGTGTTCCCGCCGAATCAAACCGTGAACAGGTTAATCCATCGTTCTTTATCCAATCCTCAACATAAACTAAATGCCATTCGCCCCGTGCCTGAAACAACCTCATCCCAAATGAAATACAAATTTTATTCAGTATCTCTATTGGGCTTTCGTAATCGTTCGGCCCTGTTCTGAATGTACCCGAATTTAAAAATGTAATATAAAAAGGGTCTCTCTCTGGAAAACCTAAAGCTCTAACCGTTGCTCCGTCTGGATATATATCAATCCAGTTTCTAAAATTTAACCCTAACTCTGTTTTATCCAAACAGTAAGAAATAATATTTGTAATACGGTAAAAAGCCCACGGCGTAGAATCGGAAGGGTGTTCTAAAAACTTTGCACTATCTAATAAATGCAAACCGTCTTTTGCTACTAACTCAATTTCCTGTTTTGCATCAATAAGCCTAAAGGTCATGTTAGCAGCATCCAGCCAACCCGCCCACGTTAAAGTATCATTTATGTAGAGTAATACTTTATAATCCGTATCGTTTGAGGTAAAAAAACTTTCGTAATTAAAAGATGAATCTAACAACAAACCAAACCTTAAAACCGAACGCTTTACACCTGCTAATTTATCAAAGTCGCCGTCTGCATCTTCGTATTTTAAAGTTGTTACAGTTAATTGAAAAGGCGTAAGGCCGCTTTCATCGTGAATTTCTAAAGCTACCTTATTCCCTTTACGGGTGTTAAACTCATCAAAATATCTTCTTGCGTATGCCATTATCCACGTCCTACCAATAACCTAACCCTATCACCTCTTAACACGCCTTCAATAGAATCCTGACCACCTGCCGCAATGCCAGAGCCGGGAAATAAAGTGTTAAGTAAGAATGTAAGAGCTTTGGTTGCTATAAATTGAGCAATGATTCTTTTTGTTGTTTCTTCAATAGCTTCGCCTAATCTTTCAAAAGCACTTCTGCCGTCATTGGAAACAGTAGAAAATACATTTACAAAGTCTGCTGTTAAGCCTTGTATTAAATTCCTCCCTAGTGCCTGAATTTCTTGTATTTCACGTTGCTTTTGAGCGAACTTATCCAGTATCTCAATTTGCTTGCTGTACTGTTCCTCTGTAATTAAAATAGGGCTTGTACGGGTTGCCCTTTCAGGAAGGCCGCTTGCAATAAATTCCTTTTGCTTTTGTATCAGTTTGTCAAAGTTTGGTATTGCATCGTTAATATTAAGCCCGTTGGTTTCCTGACGTTCTAATATCCCTTTTATCTCTGCCGACTGAATCTTTAATTGTTCTGTAACCTGTTTTGTTGCAGCCGCCCTTTCTTTTTCGCTTTTATTTAGCTTAATAGCATCTGGTAGCTGCGATTGATATTGTGAACGGATTAATTCATTATCTCTCAATATCTCATTTGCAAAGTTTCTACCCTTTTCTCTTTCCCTGTTTTGCTCTGATATAGCAGCAGCTATTTCTGCCTCAACGGTAAAAGCAGCCTCAAACTGATTCCTGCTCCTTAGCTTTTCGGCTTTTTCTCTTAGCTGTAAAATTCTTGCATCTAAATCAGCACTTATTTTTAAAGTCTTATTCCTGTTATCAAATAGCTTAACGTTATTTTCTGCCAACCTATTAATAAGAAGTTCTGCCGTTGCTCTTGCTTCAATAGCTTTTGTGTACTGCTTGATTATATTAATACCTTCGGCAGTTACAATATTCTGCCTTGTAAGTTTACCGATTGAATCTGGTAATATTTGGTTAAGACGCTCTAAGGCTTTATTCCTTGTATCTTCTGATTGTGCAGCATCTTTTACTAGTGTAACTAAACTTTGAAGCTCTAACTTCTGCTCTGTTAAACTTCTTACGTAACCGTCTGTTAAATTCTTTGATTCATTAAGTTCTTTGTTTGCGCCTCTGCTTGATAATGCAAAAAAAGTAAATGCAGAAGTTACCGCCGAAACAGCTAAGGCTAAACCGCCACCACCAATTAAACCACCTACTAATGCTTTTAATGCTGCACCCGTAGAACCAGTGCTTTGTTTAAGTGCTGTAAATGACTGTATTAACGGGTCAATGTTATTTGCAATACCAATAATCCCAAAAGGAGCATCCTGTACAACACGGGAGAAATTGGTTAATGCAAAGGTGGCCTGATTCGATGATTGTCCTAATTTCGGTAAAGCCTTAGACGTTCCAACGGCCGCTGTTTCAGTCGCTTTTAATTGGGTCTGTACGTTTTTCAACCCCGCCACCGCTTGCTGCACCTGTGCTTGTACTTCTATCTTCAGAACCTCGTTCATGCTTTACCTGTCTTAACTTTTCCCTTAACCTTGCCTGTCTCTCTTTTTCTTCTTTTTCATCCTGTGGCAAAGGAAAATATCTTTTGAACTGATTAAAATTTAACGGCTTTGCGCTTTGCGTACTTACTACAAAATAACTCTGAACCCTTGCTAACTCATAACTATCTAATAATCTTTCGTTGTATGCCTCTATAGTTTCTATGCACTCAATCAGACTTAACCTGTCGTATTCTTCTGCTTTGATACCCGCTTTATAGGCTTTGATTCTGAACTCCCGCCAGTCAAATTCTTTTTTTTTATTTCCTCAATTCCTTCGTTTAGCTTTTCTGTTTTTTCTTTATAGAAATTACTCTCTACAAATTCGTTACAGTAGTCTTTAACCTGCTTCGCATCTTCTTCGCTCAAATCACTTTCCAGCCATTCCATTATCTCCGCAAATTCAATCTGCTTAGGCTTTAAATTTACTTTAGACCAATTCGCCGAACCTGCATAAATCATTAACCCTAAATGGAACGGTTCATAGTAACCACTACCAAACTCTACCGCATCTTTTGCTAATTCAGTCCAAAATATTTCCACTGCCAGCCTCTTAGGAAGCAGGTTTATTTCTTTGCCGTTAATTTTCATGTTGCTTATTTATTATGGGGTTGTATCAATTGTGCCAGTCATTTGGAAAGAAGCTGTAAAAGTTACATTTCCTTCTGCTGAACTTGTGATGTTAAAGGCAGTCATATAACCGCTACCCTGAATGTAAAAGTCAGTTCCTGCACCTTCTGGATTTTCATATTTAATATCCAAAAGAGTATTAGCATGAAACCATGAATTAAGTTGCTCTAAACTAACTTGCCCTGCTGATGGTGAAGTTTCCGCTACGCCATCCACGCTGAAAGTACCTGTAGGTGCAGAAACAGCCGTTAAAGTTGAACATTTTGTTACAGTAGTTGTAACCGATGCACTACCATCGTAAGAAGAAGAAGTCTCACACACCACATTCAGATAAGCACCTGTGCTTGAATTTTCTTTTAATTGGAGTGTAACACTTGAACCTAATATTGCGCCCATTTTAATTTATTTAGTACCAAAAATATTTTTAAGTATTGTCTTTAACTCTTTACACGTCAACCCTATTTCTCAATAACTATCTGCGAAAACCTTGTAAGCCTTCTGATAATCTTTTTATCATCTACATCCAGTATAGGAAAATGCTGTGAGCTTTCTTTTGTTACGTCTATTACCTGAAAATCGGAGTTGTCGGCTATACCTGTAGTATCTCTGGTTGGTTTAACTAAGTCCAATATCTTGCCAGTAATAACATCTACAGGCTCTTTCATCTTTGGTTGAGGGTCTGAATTAGCATACATCCTTGTGTTGAACATTGTAACTACATCAATTAAAATAGTTACTTCATTGAAAAACTTAGTCTTTACAGGAATATAAGCATCCGTTAATGTAGAAATGATAATGTAAAAATCATTACCTGTTTCGTCTGCTTCCTCATCATAAACGGGTATTACAGAACCGTTGTAAGTAATATTTCCTTCCAATAGATTAAAATAGCTGTCCCGTATAAATTTTATCCCGTCTTTCATTTTATTAACTTTCTTATATTCTGCATCAGCTTCGGCCTTTCTTTCAGGTAGGGAGGAAAGAAAAAAGGTCTCGCTTTTAGCCCGTTGTTCAAAATCTTAATAGCTATCGGATATGCCGCCCTTTCGTCTATGCCATGCCTTCTACACCATACCCTTAAATTAGCTAAGAACATTTTAAAATCACCTCTTTTATATCCTCTGAATGTCGCTGCCGCTTGTGTTAATTCAGGCGGTATTCTTACTTGCTTACCTGTACCAAACTCAACAAACGGTGCATATTCAACATCAGAAAATATTACAATGCCGTCTTTTACTTCTCTTGTCTTTGTTGCCTGTCTTAGCCGTCCTGTATCTACTGCTTTGTACTGGCTTATTAATGCTTGTTGCTCTGCATTTACCCTATATCCAAAGTCCCGTATTTCCTCTACAATTTCCTCCTGTACAACTTTGTCAAGCTGTGCAAACCTTTTCTGTAACGCCTCAATGCCCTGAACTTTAAATGTAAAGTTTGCCATTAGTTAATATCTCTGCTTGTTGCTACTATTCGCCAATACTTGCCCTCTGGGTTGTTTTGTAACTGGCTTGCAAACTTATCTGCCGCCCTTACCCTATCCACTCTGTCAATGCTCTGGATTATATACGTCCGATTATTATATTCAATCATTGAACGAACCGTAATATCTAAAGCTGAATCGTAACGAATTATAAACTCGTAAGATGTCTTAAAAGCCGCTTTGTTTGCATCAAATGTTTTCGTTTGGCTGATGGTATTAATCTGCGCCCATACTTGCCCTATTTGCTCCGCTAAAGGCTCTATACCATCTGCTCCCTGTTGATACGACGCAACAACAATATTCACTTTCCTTGCAACACCTATTCCCATGAAAAATCCTTTAACTGTTTTGCGTTGCTCATTAACTCCATCGGCATACTATCACTATCATCACCACGATTTTCATACAACCACAACAAAACCCTTTTTAAGTCGGTTAAAAGCCCTGCATCTGAATCGCCTAAGGTTGTGTAGGTGATTTCATAAACAGCTTCGTAAAACGGCTTGAAATGCTTATCGTAATACCCTACCTCTTGCCATTCGTCCCCGTCTAATACTTCCCATTCGTTTATACCTGTTGAAATAGTCTGCCCATCTAAAACCCGTACTTGTGAAATAGTATTTACAGGTGCATAAGGTAGTTTGAACATATCCTTTAGCTTGCCTGTTAAAACGATTGTCTTAGTAACTAAAGACCGCTTTGTAAAGCGTTCAATCTTTTTTCTTGCTACTGTTATCAGCGAAGTAACTATCGTATCATCGTCCTCTGATGTTACCCGTAACCAATCCTTAGCGGTTTGAAGCGTTACAGGTTCGCTCCCATCGGTAACTTTTATCTCCCAAATCTCATTCATACTTAAAATTACTAACAATAAAAAAGGAGCAATGTAGCCCCGTCAACTTAGTAAAAACTGTTCTAACTCGTCCCAATTTGGTTCTAATTCTTTCGCTCTTTCAATACCTCTTTTGCTCCACTTGTTGTAATATTCCTCATCGGTCATTAGTTTTCTTAATTCCTTTGCTATGCCTTCGGTATCTTTTCTATCTACAAATATTCCCGCCTTGCCTAAGTTTTCTTTAAGCCCTTCGGTTGGGGTTGCTATTACTGGAATACCGTTTAACATTGCCTCCGTTGCTACTAAGCCCCAACTTTCATAATGAGAAAGCATACATATCACCGCTACATCTTTGTAATACTCTCTTATATACGGCGTAGGGTTTACCGTCTTTACATTGGGCAAAGTAGATAACAACTGATTATCGTAACTCCCTTTAATGGCTAAAAACTCATAGTCGGGCATTTTTTTAGCTACTGAATAGAAATGTGCCGCTCCTTTGTTATGGTTTAAATTAACCATTGCAATGTATTTCTTTTGCCTGTTTTCTGCTATCGTATCTGTATTTACAGGAGGAGGGAAAACGATTGAAGGCCATTTGTAGTTAAGATTCTTTTTAGTCCATTCAGCGTTGTAAATGACTTTCACAGGACATGGGCTATCTACTACACTCGGATAATTAATATCATTGTGAACTATATGAACAAACTTTTTATTTCTTTTAGCGCACTCCCATGAAGTCCATTTATTGTAATCTAAATGTGAAACCACCAAGTCAGCCCAATCAAATAACTTTTCTATCATGTAAGCATCTGGAGGGAATACCATTACACCTTCAAAATCGTACATTTCAGTTATCTTGTGTTGATTCGCCTGATGCAAAAGTATTCTCACATCATGGCCTCTTTTTTTCATTTCCTTTGCTACACTTCTTACGTAAGATTCTGCACCTGCTGAATGTCTTGGATAGTACAGGTGAATAGAAAAAAGAATGTTCATATTACAATCCAGTCTTTGTGATAAATGTCTTTTGTTTCTAAGTCTACAAAATCACCAAACCACTTTTTCGGGGCTACTACTTTCTTTTCGGGATGCTCACCTAACAAAGCAGCCATTGCGCTAAATGATGAATTTGCTATAATGAAATGTTTGCAGCGTTTCATGAGTTTGAAATCTTCCAGATAATCACCGCTTCTATATTCGCAGTTTAAACCTACCCTTTGTTTTGCCGCTTCTATGTCGTCTGTAAATACAATATATTCAGAATTAGCAGGCATTAGCTTTATTGCTTCTAAATAGTAACCCGTTGTTTGTCGTGGGTGATAGCCGCCTTCTGTATAATCTCCTGCCCTGTAATGAATAGCTACGTAATCATTTTGTTCTGGCTCGTCTTTCATTCTAAAATAATGCCTAACCTCATCCATACAATGCTCAAAATATTTAGGGCTTTGTAGGTGTGCGAATATGTCCCAATCACCTGCACTTAGCTGTATATCCTTATAGCCCCAATAGTAGTCTATCTTTTGCCATTGTCTGCCGTCTGGGATTCTCGGTAAAGGATTAACAAACACTTTTTCAAAGTCGGTTACTTCGCCGCCAAATAAAGCATTGTCATAGTTCTTCCAATGAGGAAAGCCAAAGTCTAATCCGTTTTTAGTGGCAATACCAATTACACCTGCAATAGTAAATAACTGATTCCCGAACCTACCTAAGCCACCTGTTCCAATACTTAAACTTGTAACCATATACCGTATGCACATTTAGCCTCGTGGAAATAAGGCAGTTTATCTGAATAAAGTTTTGCCTCTGGGAAATGCCCTTTGTACCATTCAAACGTAAAAGTATGCGGATGATAAATTTCAATAGGCCAGTCTATAGGCTCAAAGAATCTTATCACCTTTGCAGCTTGCTTGCACTTCTGAATAAACAATTCAGGGTCTATAACGTGCTGCATAACGTTTAGTAACCAAATCTCATCACATTGCGGAAGGTCTATTTCTTCAACAGGGCTTTTGATTATTTCTAAGTTGTTTTCTTTGGCTATTTCTTCCAGTATGGGTGATGGCATCGGTTCAATGACAATCCCCTTTTTTACTTTGATATGCTGCAAAGCGGGGAAATCAGCGCATCCTATCTCAATCACCACTTTATCCATGTCTTTAATACCTAAAAAATTAAAGTAGGTTTCATAGGTGCGTTTGTAATAATGCTCACCGTCTTCCCTGTTGTAAGTGTGGCACTTCCTTTCCGCTTCCTGTGCTTCTTGCCAGCGTTCTTTACTTATCCGTTCCATTCATCATTTCTTTTGCGGTGGTGGTGAAAAATGATAGGGTAATCATCATTTGCGTATTCAGGCAGCTTTTCATAAACAAAAGCCCCGTTGTTATACTGTGCAGGCCAGTAGTGTAACTTATAACCGTACTTAATCTGCAAGCAGGTTAAAATAGCTTGGTCGTGGCGGTGTTCCTGAAACGTTGGGTAGTTAGGTATCTTACTTGGGCTATCGTCTATAAAGTCAGGCATTTGGCAATAAAGCAACCACTCTTTTACAAATCTTCTTGTGTTGTCGTTTACTTTGAAAAATATTACCGATGCCTGAACTTGTTTAAATATAGTATATGGGCCTGTGCAATCTTCATATCCAGTAGCGTTTATATTTCTGTAAACGTCTGCCTTACACCAATCAACATGATTCCAGTTGTTCCCGAAAAAGAATATATCCTCATCCATTCGGTCTATGATGTGATGAACAGAGTTAATGAACTCTACACCTGCATCGGAGTAAATTAGAATGTCGCCGTCTTTCAAATCGTGCATAGTCAGCAATATAAAATACGGCTTCCATATCCAATATCCCCCGCCTCTTTCTTGACTTAAAATATCTTTGTTAAATGTGTTAAAACTATTCCATTCGGGGTATGAATCGGGTCTAAATCTATGAGTTTCATTTACACCGTACTTTAACGCTGATGCTGAACACTTAGCTGCCGCCTTGCTCATGTTTTCTGTTGCGTAGGTAATTAAGTGTATCATAATTCGTTTGCTTTTTTATAAATTAAACCAAACACAACCGCACCAAAAATACCCGTTGCCACTTTAAACTCCGAAACATTTAATAATGATGCTGCCCCAGTTATTATCAGGCATAATAAAATATAAACTATTACCGCATAAATAAATGATGCTATTTTGTTTATCATGTTAATTTGGATTGAGTGTGAATAATACCGTAGTCCGCTTGTGTTTGCCATAAGTCCGAATAGTCGGGTCTTTGCGTACAAATAAACGGCTTACAGATATAGCAATTTAAGTTAGGCTGTACAGTTTCCCGAAGAAAATCGTCATACAGTTGTGAACATTCTGGATAGTACCTGTTTAATATCCATTGCGCCGCTTTCGGGGTATAGATAACAGCGTGGGTCGTCCATGTTTCCTTAACCCTCCACCAATGCCCTGAAACGTGTTTTAAATTATCTAAAACGTTCCCGCCCAAATAAAGCAAGTCCCAATCATCGGGGGCTGTTGCTAAAACTTCATTTAGCTTATCGCTTACAAACAACACATCGTCCTCAAATACGATTGTTGGCTCTGTGATGCTTTCTAAAATTGCTTTTTGTGAGTAGTTAAACGAAACGTGTGGGATGTCGTGTTTTACAGCAGGGAATCTTTCAACCTGCAACCCTTGTTCCTGAAACTGCTTTTGGGCTGCTTCCCATCTGTCTATACGTTTGTCTAAGTTTAAACAAATAGCTTTCATGTGTTCGCTAAATTAAAACGTAAATAAATCAACTTAATTAAGCCCGTCAACAAAAAAGCCCCCCGTAAAAACGGAAGGGCTATCAATCCTACAACATGAAAACCGAATTATGAACCTAAGTTGCCGTAAACAGCCGCTTTCGGTTGGAAGCTCAACAACTCAATACGAGCTTCTGCACGATATGTAACCAAGTTCTTAATAAAATCATCTTGGTCTGTTTCTGTTGAACGTACTGTGAAACCGCTTGCCTGTGCAATAGCAAAAGCATCAGTATTCAATACGTAGAAACGGCCAGCTGTACACTGAATATGAGGCACTACCTGTACACCTGCAATTCTTACTGAACCACCTGCATCAATAGTAACACCACCGGGAACAGAGTAATCAGAGGGCTTAGTTCTGAGCATCTGAGACCATCCTGTCCAAGTAGTCAGGATAAGATTTGCATTCCCCAAACCTAACGCTCCGTGTTGCGCAATACCTTCTACCATTCTTTCAGAGGTAGGAGTAGCAGAACCACTAAATGCAGTAGAACCACTTGCAATGGTATTCAGGAAACGTGTGTTTACAGCTTGGTTGAAATCTTCAACAAGAGAAGAACTTAAATAAGCCTGTAAGAAAGGAAGGTCTTGCAACATTTGGCGTGAAACCTTAGTGTAACCCGCAATAAACGGTACACTTACGTTTACCATTGTTACATCGTAATCCAGTTGCGCTTTTGCATTGCCTTCTGTTTGCGCTCCGAAAGAACCTTCACCAACAGGGTCATTACCACGAGGGAATGTTACGTTACCTGTTGCAGTCGGGATGATACGGAACAATTCATACAAACGGGGGTTTGAAATGATTGAACGCATCTGTGAGTTAGGAACGTAACTGATTTGGCTTGTGCCAGTCAGGTTGTTGCCTAATGTCATTGTGCCAACTACTTTAGTAGAGCTAAAAGGAACTTCGCCTTTAATCTTGTCAAAGTTTTCAGCAACGATTTCATAAACAGCAGACTTTAAATGGTCTGAGTTATTCCACCCGCTTTTAGCTTGGTCTTGAATACCTGCTTTCAGACTGTTGGCTTTAGCAGCCATTTCGTCAATCTTGCCTTTCAGTTCTTCCAGAGTTTCGCCTTTCTTTTTGGCATCTTCATTCATTTGGGCAACGTCAGCAGCTAATTTTTCGTTGATAGCTTTGATTTCCCCGTTTACTTCGCTTTTAAGACCATCAACCAAAGGTTGAATTGCGTCTTTAATGTCTTTTACTTCCATTATTTAATTGTTGAAATTGTTATTAATTGAACCGCCTGTTTCAGTTTGTCTAAATCTTGTGAACTTTCATTCGGCAATGATTTTTCCTGTGAACTTTCATTCGGCAGGAATAGTGCTGAAACTTCTTGCAGTTCGTTTATCAGTAAACTTTCGTTTTCACCTGAATATTTACCTTCTTTTAGCCGCTTTATAACCCATGACATATATTCGGCGGCTGATTGCTTTTTACTTTCTAAGAAGGTTTTAACCACTTCTAAAGAAGGTGTATTTGGATTTGCGCCCCATAAAACAGCAGACCCTTCATATAGGGCAACCTCTTTTATAACGTTGTGGTCTTTAGATTTTTGCTGGTCAACAATTTGAAACCCTACGGAATGCTGATTTATATCACCGCTTTCATACAAAGGCCATGCTACCTCTTTCCATAAAAACATTTCACGGTAATAGTTTTCGCCGACTAAGTATTTGCCCTGTACATAAACTTTATCAAACTTCCCTAAAGAGCTTTCTAACTTTGTAGTATGGTTTACTAAATGCCAAATTTCATTAGTCCCATTCGGGCCACGTTCTGCAATGGTTTTATTAAAAGCCGACTTATCAAATACATCCCCATCACGGTCAATAGATTCCATTTCCGCAATAGCTACCTTAACTCTACGTTTAGAAGTATCAACATCTAAAGCCTTTAAATCAAAAACCTTATGCTGTAACATATTTTCAAAATTGATTGAAAATTTAGAACTATCTATAAATACCGTCAACTATGAAAACAAAAAAACCCCTTAATCGGGGCTGTCTCTATGTTTTTTACTTCCTGATTAAGCGTCCGTTTTCATCCCGCTTATTAACTACTGCGTAGGTGCAACGGCATTGGATAACGTCCACGGCCCTTGCTTCTGGGTCGTGCGGATGGTTTAATTCGCTTCCGTTTCTGGGGTCGGTAAACTTATCTTCAAAATCAACCGTAACTCCATCCAGTCGCCAATGGTCGGCTTTATCTTCTTGTCCGTTAATAGGATTACCCCTTGTCCTATTGTCCTTAGCAGCTATCCATTGTTTTTGTTTCTGGAAAGGACTTTTGTCCGCACCTACAAAAGTTCCTGAATGTATTGCCCTTGCTACTTCGGTTCGTGCTATTAATTCGGCTCTATTTCTGTTGATTCCTGTAAGCTCCTGTTCTATGTATCTACTCATTTCATAGTAACCCCAACCGCCTTCTATGGCTTTATTAAGAGCTGATATGAAATATTCCCGTGAAGTCTGTACGATTCTAAAAACGCCTTTGTCGTAGAAATTAAGCCCTAAATATTCCATAATGGCTTGAAACCACTCTAACGAACTGCCTAAAGCCTTTTCGCTTCGTAATGTATCAAAGTTCTGTCTTGCGTATTTAACACCGATTTCTCTTACTATTTGTGTGAGGGTGGCTGTAATTCTGGGGCTTACTAATAAATCGTTAGTAAATCTTCTTGCGGCCTGTGGTGAATCCTGATAAGCAGCTAAAAACGCTCTTGCATCGGATTGTAAAGCATTGAAGAATTTAGTACGATATTTCGCTATGTACCTTATCTGCCTGTTCCTTTCCCGATTCCAGTAGATTCGCCTCTGCCTCCTGTTCATATTTACTAATCGTTTCTATGATTCGTTTTTCCAGTTTGCCCCTTAAGATTGTCCTTTTGCCGTGTTCATTGATACAGGTCTTTTCTTTATCGGTTATAGGGTAAACACGCTTTGCAAGTATTTGGCAGTATTTCTTTATTTCAGTTTCCATTGTTCATAAACTCCAAACATTGTCGGTAAAAGATTATAGCGCTATAGTTAGCTGTCAAATAAAAGTAATTCCCTTCGACAAACTCAAACCCGTAGGCGTTAGTCCATATAATCTTTTGTTGGCTGAACATCTGGTTCTTGTGGAAGTTCCACATCTTCCAATAAGCCGTAGTTACCTGTTATTAAATACCTTTCGTGCAAAGGGTTGTTGCTTTCTTCAAAACCTGTCAGTTGCCTTAATTCCTTAGCGTTAATAACTCCCCTGTCAAACATACCGCCCCAAACCGTCCACATCTTAGAAACATCTTCTTGCAATTCAGGAACGGAACTAAAGTCAAAGTCAACAACACCCTCTTTAAACGAAGGTGCTAAAATGCGGTTTAACTCATCCCTTAGTGAGTTACACAAAGGCATCACTAAATCAGTAACAAACTTCTTTTGCGCCCATTCTTTATTGCTAAATGACTGCCCTGCCAGTAAAACATCTGGGTCAACGCCCAAAGCTAAGGAAATGCGTTCTAATGTGATTTGTTGGCTTTTTAGAAGCTCCATATCTACACTATCCTTGCCTATGTCTAAATAGCCCCATTTGCCCTGTAAATTAGCTACAGCCGATTTTACTGCTGTATTGTTAATTTTCCTGTCTATAACACCTTGAATTTGTGTTTTTTGAACAGGATTAAGGTCATTATAAGTTTCATTAAATAAAACCCCTTTTGCCCCTCCGTTCTGGAACATGGCTACAGCCGCATCCATTGCATCGTTGTCCTGTTGGATTCTGCGTTTCAAAGTCCGTAACGGGTCAAACCCTCTCATGTGGGTTCTTTCGTAGGCATCAAATTCAGGGTTGAAGGTTTTCCAATGGATAATATTTTCTTTTTCAATAGGTACTTGTGTACCGTTAGCATCGAATATATATCCCAATACCCCGTATAAATCCACAGGGTCGGGTACTAACTCCATTTTGTCGGGTGGAATAATGTACATTTCCAGAACCCGCCCGTTTTCAAACCCGCCCCTGTTTAACCAGATAAAACACTCCCCTCTAAGTACGTAAAACGAAACAACCCCCTCCCAGAACGCATCTGCTCCCTGTACAGGATTGGGTCGCATTATCAGTTTTGCAAAGTCGCTATCTTCTATAATCTCATCAACCGATTTTACTCGGTCAATCATCAGCTTTTTTAAATTAGCCGTATAAGGATAAGCCTTAAATCTCTTGCCTTTTGGCTTGTAAACGTGCATTGGCACATTTGCCGCTTTTCGTGCTATCTTTTTAACTACCGTATATACAGTATCGTTATTCTGGAAAGCCTCACTGTTTTTATCCCATCTGAAATATGTCGGGGCTGCACCTACATTTACACCTGTAAAGGTCATGCCCTTTCGTTTGAATAACTTGGTAAACCAACTCATATCACATTGCCACCCATGACAGGCGGGGCTTTAATTCAAAATATTCCCTCATCATTATTGCATCTGAATAGTCAGGGGAACGTCCTATTAATTCTTTTACCTTATCTTTTGGTAACACTTGCCTTTTGCCGTCTTTATCCATGTTGTGCTGCTTCACCTGCTCCAACTCTTGTATTATATCGCTTTTGATTTGTGAATCGTCAACTTTGATAAATACACCTCCTTTGTTAATCCTATCAGCTAAACGAAAGTAACATTGTGATTTCAGATGATTATAGTTTTCGTCAACCCCGTATCTTTCTGGATTCGGTAATGGTTTGGAATTATTTACAAATCCTTTGTACCCCATAAAGTCAACAATGCCTCCGCCTACGCCGTCCTCATCACAAATAACATTCGACTTAGGAATTTGGTATTTATGCCTTAATTGTTCAATGATTTCGCCTGTGGTGCTTAATCGTTCCTTAGTGTATGATTTTATTTCTTCAACCCTGAACCCGTCCCAAACGCAAATAACTATCTTATCAGAACCTAAACGGGCTATATCAGCAGTAATGTATTTTTCACCGCTTGGAACAAAAGAGTTCGTAAAACAGTCTAATATTTTTTCGTAACTGATTAATGCAGCAGGGTCATCGTCATATTCCCAATTACCGTACAATAGCCTCTCTTTGCTGTTTTTATCCAGTTTAAGAAGGTTCTCTTTATAGGATGGGTCAATGTCTGGGTTATCATCCACAAGAGCCTGTATAAACTTCTGGTGTGGTTTAAGTGAGTTTTGTCTGAATGGTTTGTAGAAGTCCTGATAAACCCAATTCTTTGCAGGGTTACAGGTGGCTAATAATTTGGGGACTATGTTATAAAGACTTATGTTATGCCTCATCCTTGACTGGACGATTTGCTTTGCCTTGATGGTAACCTGATTAGCCTCATCAATAAACCCGCCTGTTATCTCTAAAGAGCCTAATTCGTCAAACTCTGGGTCGGATGGATAATATTCCAAATCCTTCATTAGAATTACAGACTTATTCGGGAATAATATACAGTTGGGGTATTCTTTGTGTTGTGAGGCGGTAACTAAAAAATGAACATCGGCTTTTAATCCCTGAAACTTAGCAACCTTTAGAAATGATTGATAGGTGGTTTCCTTAAGGGTTTTCATATTAGCACGCCCCATAAGCCAACGGGATTCGGGGTATTTAAAGCACATCTTTAAAAGCCAATAGCAGCCTAAAATTGACTTGCCCCCACCTGCACCACCGCCGTAAAGTAATTCAGTAGTTTCGTTATCCTCTAAGTAATCAAGTGCTAAGGTCTGCTTTGCGTTCAGCTTCATTTAGTGCTATACGTCTTTTCTTCGTGCCAGTTTATCGTAAGTCCTCCCGATTGCTCTACTTCCTGTTTATCTTTCCAACCCATGTTTTTTAAGGCAAATATTGACCCTGTTGGGCTGTTTTCACGCAAGGCTTTTTCATAGCCGTTTTCAACAATTAACAGTGCTTTTTTAATCGGGTACGAAAATCCCTCTTTATCCCTGTAAGCGTAGAGGGTATCTTTACTGTCAAATTCAAGGGCAAGGCATAAACCTGTAACAGTTGGCTTTTCGCCTTCTGTAATTTGTTTCTCCCATTGTTCTAACTTTGGGAGCATCTGTTCTACTGATTCGTAAATGGGTGGCCTTCCTGCGCTCATTTGCAAATTTTATCCCCTACTTTATAAAGGGTGTTTGTGTAAATAGTGCAACCTGAACTTAGCTTTACCTCGTAGAACCCGTTTGCGTAAGGTATCGGGGCTTGTACTACGGA